TTTTTACATTTAACCTAGAACTATTTGATAACGTAATTCCATTAGAGAAGTCGGTTGTATCAAAGGTAATAGGATAAGCAACAGTCGTACTAGCAGCAGTCTGGTCTGTTCCGTCTTGAAAAGCACCATAAGGCGCAGAATCAGCAAAAGCAGCAGCAGAGTCAGGGACAAAGATGATAACGCTGTCTGGGCCTATCCTTCGGTCTGTCAAAGTGGTAGTTAAAGCACCACCAGTTGCCAGAGTCAAAGTTCCTGTGTTATTGGTCTTTCCGTCCATGATTCCACGGACAACCTCTGCCACAGCCCTCTGGTCACCACCAAACGCAGGTAGGCTTCTAAACATCAGCGAACCCCTTGTGGCGTAATGTCCACATCAATAGCAACAGCAGTTTTCCAGTTAGCACCAGTAGGAACTAACTTTAATCTGTGGTATCTACCAGCAGAACGCAAGGAAACCCTGTTCTCAGAGTCAGCAGCAGTAGAAGTCCCATAGGTGACAGATTGGTTTAGCAAGGTGCGTGAAGCCACGGATAACGAGCCAGAGCCATTGTCAACAATAGGTTTAGCCAAAGTCACCACGGAATTAGCACCCACATCTATGTCGCCAGTAGCAATGCTTCCTGTAAGGTTTGCACCAGTAAAGGAATAAACCCTAGTTCCGTAAGTTCCACCTAAGAAATACTTACCACCGATATATAGCAAAGAGTCTAAACTTGTAGTTAACGCATCAAGAGAGGCAGAGATGCTATCCAATTCTTCTAGCGTTGAAGCACCTGACGAGGCTTCTCCAAGATAATCAGTATTGGCATCGCCATAAGTCCACTTCTTTGTCTGAAAGTTGTAAATCATCAGTTTACGAGTGGCATCTACAGATTGATAGTTCCAGATAACCAACTTGCGAACAGGGTCAATAGCCGCAGACATTGTTGAGTAGTTTGCTTCGCTTGCGTCTGACAAGAAGAACCTATCTACCTTCTCAGCACCGATAGGAACAACTTGCTGTCCATCGCACATATAAAAACCATCGTCCGACAAGAAGAAAGTTATACCTTGATACTGTGCAACTGAGCCTGACACCATACATCCCTTGTTACGAGAGATATTGTCAAACTGGAATATAAACGGAGTACCAACATAGGTCATCCTGTGGATAGAACGCTCTAGCAGAACTAGACCAAACTCACCACCACGAATTCCCATAATCTGACCGCCATCAGGAATGTCCTGATAATCAGACTGAGTGTTTACGTTCTCTACCCAATCAGTCTCATCATTGATAGCTGACCAGCGAACACGATACTGTTGCTGTGTCGTTTCTAGCGTATTGGCACAAACTACAAAATCACGAACAACTGTAATGAACTTGGCAATAGGCGCAGTAGCCGCCACTTCAGCAAATGTCGTAGAAGTACCAAGTACCCAAGACTTTAGCTTTTCAGCGTTGTTACAAATAATGACGCTCTTGCCAAACTGAGTAAACCTTACCCTATCGTTTGCGCCTGTAGTCAATCCTGTGTTTACTTGCGTAAGTGTTCCAGAACCGCTAACTGTGTAAATCTTAGACAGACCAGCAGCAAAGAAATAGGTATTGCTATCAGGTGCTTTAGCCGCATACAAAGAAGTTAAGTTCTCTGCTGCTGCGCTAGAGAATGATACTGGCGTGGGAAATGGGCCGTACCCGATAGCCTGAGACACCACGTTCTTGGCATCCGTCAACGAGCCAGAAATACCTGACTGGTCAGGCATCCACTCACCAAATGTTACCCTTGTCGTAGCCATGTATTACTTCCTTGAGTCTGTGTCGTCCATGTATTGTCATTGGCAGATACTGGAGTCCATGTGTTTGTGTCACTAGAAACAAGTGTCCAAGTGTTTGAATCTGTGCTAACTGGTGTCCAAGTATTAGTGTCACCTGCTACTGGAGTCCAGTTATCACCAAGGATAACGCCTTTAGCCGTAATTGTTGCTAGACCTGATACCGAGGCTACCCCTGCGTATATCGCAGACGCACTAGCAACAACATCCGCATTGGCTTCTACGCTTGCCGTTCCTTCTGCAATCAATCCACCATTGGCAGTAAATGTTGCATCACCAGTAATAGACGCAACGCCTAACTGGATTCTCTGTGCGTTAGCTTCACAGACACCATTAGCAGTTATGCTTGCGCTACCACTAATCACAAGTTGACCAGATGCGCTTACATCAGCATTTCCAGTAATGCTTGCACTAGCAAAGTTAACCTTAGTACCAATAGCAGTTACATCAGCGTTACCAGTAATACTAGCAACGCCATTTGCTATTCTCTGTCCATCAGCAGTTACGCTTGCTGTGCCTTGTATGTCACCACTACCAAACTGAACACGCTGACCAGATGCCGTAACATCTGCGTTTCCTGTGATAGAAGCATCGCCATAATAAACAATGGAAGCATCAGCAGTTACTGTAGCCGTACAAGTTACAGAAGCTATGCCACCAAATATCTTTTCAGCATTGGCAACAACAGTAGCGTTAGCAGTTATATCTGCGACACCATCCCACAAATATGCGGTAGCCCATAGTTCTGAATCTAGGCTAATTGCTAGGCTATCAATGCTAGAACTGAAAGCGTCTAAGCCCTCTAGCACCCAAGGGCCTGTCACATTCTTCTGTGTAGTCGAGTTCCAATCAGACGAGTCTAAACTTAGCGTGAGGCTATCCAATGACCCAAATTGGTCAAGTTGCTCAAGCGTCAGATTGACTGTCGTACCAGCCATATCAAGCCAATGTTACTGACAAAGAACCTGTAGCAATACGGAACACATCGCCAGTTGCAATCGTCTTAGAAGCATCTAGTGCTGTGTGATACAAAAGGTTTCCAGCCGTAGAAGCATCACGCAATCCAATGTGTGTGATTGTTCCCCATGAGCCACCAGCTTGAGGAAATTCCACAGCAGCAGAGTTTGTTGAAGCACCATTGCTAGGCGCACCAAATGTCACAGACTGACGAGCGTAGCTAGTACCAGAACACTCAGTTCCAGTATCAGCATCAGTTGGGTCAGTTGTGTATAAAGCCACATAAACAGTTGTTGGTGCTGTGTAGCTAGTTGCTCTCAACGTCACATTGATAAGAGCATTTTCCAAGTAGTTAGACATTTCAGCCATAGTTTCACCTTGCAGTTAATTTGATTGACAGGGGTACACCAGAATACTGAGTGTTTTCATCAGACCTAGTGAGAGAAGAAATTGCTCGGTCATACATAGAACCCCATGTATTGATACGAGCGTCATTCATTAAGTAAGGCTCTGCTTCAACCAATGCACCATATAGCAAACCATCAGGTGCAACATTCAAGAAGACATTGGATGCGTTACTGCTAGACAAGTACGGAGGCGCAGAATAATAAAGCATCTTTAACGTATATACGCCATCAGGTGCAGGTGCTAACTGAAACTCAGAAGCAAGAATAGTGTAAGACTTAGGAACACCAACTTCTGATGTTCTTGGGTCATTAGATAACGATGAGGGACTAGAGTAACTCAATGGTTGAATTGGGTTTGTCATCACTACAAAGTCACGAATCTCTAAGAAGTCGCTAGGTATCTCTACAGTTGCATCACCAGAAACTGTGCTAGTTGTTACAGACTTTAGCATCTGACGAATACGCAATTCTCTACGGAGTCGGTTTTCAGCAAGTGTAATAAAGTCTGGAATCTGAGAAGTCAAGTCAGACCTAGCCAGATAGTTGGCTATGGAAGTCTGCAAGTCAGAATATGTTGAGAGGCTCATACCACTCCAGTTCTAGTGCGCCATGCACGATTCATTGGGTCATTTAACCAAGCAGCAAAACGCTTGTCATCAAGAACAGCAAAGCCACGCATGATTCCAGCTTTGTTCAAGTCATCAATGACTGTCAAAGGAATAGATGCAACCTTGTTACCAAACAATTGGTCAGACCATCTTGCTCTCTCGTCATACGAGTTATATTCTTTTTTATTCTGCTCAACAATGTCAGTAACATCCTGACGAGTCTGAATAACGATACCGCCCTCACCATCAGCGTGAACAGCAGTTTGTCTAAAATTGGTAGGATTTTGCATAGCCTAATTCTATCAGTTTGAGTAGAAAAGAAAATGCCCCAGAGGGTTAGTCTGAGGCATTTTTTGGGTTACACCAGATTAAGGAGTAA